GTGATTAAAGAATTAGAGAAGACTTTTAAGTAAATCTTTACTGAAACTTTCAGAATATTCCCCATCCCCCATAACTTGGTCTATAATACCTTTCTTCTTTTGTAACATATTATAGACAATTTTCTCAATAGTGTTTTCAAATATTGGATAATATACGAGAACACTATTTTTTTGCCCATAACGATATGCTCTATCTTCCGCTTGACTATGATGTGCTGGAACAAAGGATAAGTCATTCATAATAACAATCTCAGCAGCGGTTAAAGTAATACCAACACCACCCGCAATAATATTTGAGATGAATACTTTTACTTTATCGTTGTTTTGAAATTTATCAACTGATTCTTGTCTACGTTCTTTAGACATACGACCATCAAGAGTCACACAAGTCTTTTTATATTTTTCTTGTAATAAATCTAATGAACTCGTGAAGTTAGTAAACACAATTACTTTCTTACCTTGGTCGATACATTTATCAATCAATTCACAAGTGTATGGAACTTTTTCAATTGCAATCAATTGACGAATTTTCATCAAACGATTTAGAGTAACAGTAATACTTTCATTTTCTTTATTATCTTTACTGATTCTCATAAACTCTTCCAATTCATCATCGTAAAAAGTATTTCTAAGTTCCAAATAAACAGGAGTTACAATTTTTTCGGGTAAATCGAGAATGTCTGTTTTCATTCTTCGTAGAACAAGACTTTTTGTTCTTTCTCTAAGTTCGTCCAAGTTACTTGCACCACTCGTATTCCAAACCTTTCTTTGACCAACTCTAAATTGGTATCCCGCACAGTATCTACGAACATATGATTGCCAATTTAATGTCAATGGTGACTCAACGATTTTTAATAGATTAAAATAGTTGATTGGTCTTGAGGTCATCGGTGTTCCTGTTAGTAACCAAACTTTAGGAATTTGCTCTAAGACATCATTTAATAGTCTTGTTCTTTGAGCTGTATTGTTTGAAATGTAGTGAGCCTCATCTACGATTGCCAATTCAAAACCTGCATTGACTAATAATTTGTAATCGTCACTATCTTCACTCTTGTCAGTTGTGTGGAAGTTTTTTAATATATCATAGTTTATAATATAAAAATCAAATGTGGAACCCCATCTACGACCCTCAACTAATAGTATTCTTCTATCAGTATAATTCTCTATTTCTCTTTGCCAGTTAATTTTCAACGATGCCGGACAAACTATCAGAATTTTTCTGGCATTTGATTCCAACGAAGCAATCACCGCTGCGGTAGTCTTACCTAAACCCATATCATCAGCCAAAATGAATTTATCATTTGCCAACAATTTTTCAATTGCCACCTTTTGGTGTTCCATAGGTGGTCTTTTATGATATGGTGAATAATCAATAACTCTATTTAACTTTTTCTCTTCTTGTAAGATTGCCGATTTTGGAACCCACATTGCGTGAAGTTTATCTGTTTCAAAAACTTTACCCCATATATGAAACGCCTTATCTGAATCACATAATAGTTTCTCAACCCATATTTTTTGAGGAACCGTTACTAATAAACGTTGTTCCATTATTTTCTCACCAAACGTCTCTACTATATTAACATATTTTCTCGCAACCTTGGGAACCGTATCTTGGTATTTAATTACATATTCAGCCTGTGGACGAGTAAATGTAAAACTTTTAGCAGTTTCCATTTTAACCTTCCATTCCAATAATTGATTATTGGAACCTGAGTATGATGATAATATCTCTCTCGCCTCAATTTCAGGGATTTTCTTTTCCATAATAAAATATAACTAATTTGATTATATATTTAAACTATTTATAGGTATATGGAAAATAAGTTACCGATTACCAGAATGTCGAAATTCTTCTCAAACGAAGATTTTGATTTACAAATACAAATGGGTCAAGAGTATTTGCACGGAGATTTGAATATGAAATTGGTTATCTATCGTGTGGATAGAGCTAAAACCGAGAAGGATGACGTGTATGCTGAAGTTGGTAAGGATGAAATAAAGTATTTTCCTCCGATTGAGGTGAATGCGTTGGTTAAGATTGAAGAACCTAAAAATTCATCATATAAAAGTGGTATGTTAAGATACCTTGAGCCAGGTAATATGGTTTTTCAGGTATATCTAAAACATTTAGATGAATTGGGGATAGATATTAGATATGGTGATTATGTTGGATACCCTGAATCTGAGGGTAGACTTAGATATTATACGGTAACAAATGATGGTAAAGTAACATCAGACAATAAACATAACTACTTTGGTTATAAACCGTACTATCGAACAATAACTTGTGCGCCTGTACAAGAATCAGAATTTAGAGGAATATAATATGCCGTTACCAAAAAGAAAAAACAATATATCCGTATACGGACAAAAAGAATTATTAGGTAGAAGACAAGAGTTACTTGAAAGAATAACTAAATCCGACACCTACTTACCTGACGCTATATTACACGATGATTTAGATTTAGGTATGCTTGAATATGTTAAAGAAAACTTTAAGGTAGTGTCGGATGGTGTACAAATTCCTGTAATTAATAAAATTTTAACAATTCAGAGATGGGGTGAAATGACTAACAATTGGTCATTTATGGACGAAGACGGTAATATGAAGTTACCATTCATTGCAATAATCAGAAGACCCGACGTTCAGCCAGGTACGAATCCAATTGTACAAAGAACCATACCAGACAGAAGAACATTCTATTATGCTTCTGTTCCGACTTGGAACGGTACCCAAATGGGTGCAGATGTTTATAAAATACCTCAACCCGTTGCGGTTGATATTAGTTATGAGGTTACAATTGTTTGTCAGAAATTTAGAGATTTGAACCGTTTCAATAAAATTGTACTTCAAAACTTTTCATCAAGACAAGATTATACAACAGTAAAAGGACATTTCATTCCAATCATATTAGATAAGAATAGTGATAACTCACCAATCGATTCAATGGATGGTCGTAGGTTTTATATGCAAACATATGATTTCACTATGTTAGGATTTTTAATCGATGATGAGGAATTTGAAATTAAACCAGCGGTTAGTAGATTATTTTTAATGACTGAGTTCATTGGTACCAAACCATACGAAAAGAAATTTTTTAATAAATCGATTGAAACGACAACCGCAAAGTTTGTTGCTGATGGTATGCAAACAACATTTAGTGTGGGAGAATCTATTGGATTTTTATTTTCTGTGGCATTAAATGGTTTGATACAAGAAAAGGATGTTGATTATTTCCATATTGCAGGAACATCCAAAATAACTTTTTCAGAACCACCACCTGAAGGATGGGAGGTTACTGTATCATATTATGCGGGTAGAAATAGTGTCTTTATTGACAGTTATGGTAAACCATTATTCTTAGATAGTGAAAATTTCGTATATGATGGTTCATCATTGGTATTCACAGTTGCAAATAAGATTGATAGTGTTATCAACGTTAATATAAACGGTCTTATTGATGAGGAGGGAGATGGATTCGCAGTTTCAGGAGATAAGGAGATAACATTGTTATCTGCACCTCTTGTAGGGTCAAATATTGGTATTACCTATATTCACTAAGATTCCCCGTATATGTCTTTTTTCTTGGGTTTACAATAGTCTTCAATCCACTTTTCTAAAACTTTGTAAATTTTTAACCCATTTTTATCACAATGGGTTTTTAACATTTCGTGGTGTTTCTCACTAATTTTTACGTTTTTACTCTTGTTTTCCATAGTAAAGATAAATATATATCTAAAAAAATAATTAACTATCTTTTTTAAGAAAAGTACCGAAATCTTTGCTAAAAACAAAGATATTTATTGAATAAGTAATAAAAATAATTTAACCAAACAACAATCGATGGCAAATTCAAACAAAGTATTCGTTTCTCCGGGTGTCTACACATCAGAGAAAGACTTAACATTTGTTGCACAAAGTGTCGGAGTAACAACATTAGGTTTAGCAGGTGAAACTTTAAAAGGTCCAGCTTTCGAACCCGTATTGATTACAGATTTTGATGAATTCAAAACTTACTTTGGTACTACCTCACCTGAAAAATACGGTAACGGTAACCCAAAGTACGAATTGGCATATGTGGCAAAAGCGTATTTACAAGAATCTAACCAATTATTCGTAACAAGAGTACTTGGTTTAACAGGTTTCAAACCTAATAAAACATTCGGTATCAAAACAATTGCAGGTATCTCTTGGAATTCTACCGAAACCCCTGTTTCAACTTCAGGTACATTGGTACCAACAGTAAACGGAATTACAGGAAGTACATTCTACGGAGCGTTATCAGGTAAAACTGCATCTACAGGTGATAGTGTAACTGATTTTATCCTTGATGGAGCAACATATTCAAATAACGATTGGTTTACAATCGGTGTGGTTCCTGAAGCTGCTATTGCTGCAGAAACAGGAACTCAATTACCTAGTCCATTAGGTGAATATACAAATCAGAATTGGTACAACAATTTCTACACTACAAGTGGTGGAAACGTTAATGGATTATATTCATATTTGTTCCACTATTCAGGAGCGAGTTCAACTTTCGTAGTTACAAGATACAATTACACAGGTACAACAAGTAATGACTATGGTGACATCACTGTTGCAGCACTAAGACCAAGAGGTGGATACACTACAGATTCTTTAAATTTAGAAGTAACTTCAAATTCTGCATTTATAGTTACATCTGATACATTAACAACAAATCCATTAGGAGAATTTACAATTAATGTAACAGGTTCTACAAGTGGAGCAAAAGAATTTACTTGTTCTTTAGATACTACGTCATCAAAATACATCACCAAAGTAATTGGTTTAGATGTGTTTGATAAAAAACGTGATGAAATTCCTGTTTATGTACACGAAGTTTATCCAACTTTAATTAAAACATTATATGAACAAGGTTTAATCCTTGGTTTAAGTCTAAGTGAAGTTTACCATACAGTTGGTAACGATTTCGTTGGTGAGTGGGATACTCCAGCATCACCAATGGTTGTTTCTGAAGTACGAGGTGGTAAAGTTTCAGACCTTTTCCAAGTGTTCACAGTTTCTGACGGTAACGCGGCAAACTACCAAGTAAAAATTACTCTTCTTAACATCGACTTAGATACAGGTGAGTTTGATATACTTGTTCGTGACTTTAATGATAGTGATGATAATATGGTTGTTTTGGAGAAATTCACAAGATGTACTATGAATTCATCGTTACCAGGTTATGTTGGTAGAAAAGTAGGTACTCAAGATGGTGAATATGAATTACGTTCAAAATACATTATGTTAGTTATGGCTGACGAACATCCTGAAGATGCAATTCCTGCAGGTTTCAAAGGATTCGTTGCAGACAACTTAGCAAACTCAACATCTGTGTTAGGAGCTGTAAAATATAAAACACAATTCTTTGAAGCGGGTGATGAAACAGGTTCTTTCTCATTAACGGGTGAACCAACATTATCGGCTCAAGGTGATAAACCAAAGAAAGTTTCTTTAGGTCTTTCATCTCAAATTGGATTTGATAGTGATTTATTAAAATATAAAGGTGTAGCACCTGACGCGGTAACCGTAGGTTTCCACTTGTCAACAAACGCATCTGCAATCACAGGTAATACTATTACAGGTAAAGCTTTCGATTGTACACCTTACGACTTAGAAGGTTCTAATAAAGGAAAATTAGACACTATATCATTCCGTAAATTCACATTTGCAGTATGTGGTGGATTTGATGGTTGGGATATCTACAGAAGTAGTAGAACAAATGGTGATGGATATGTTTTCGGTAAAAGAACTTACGTATCAGGACACACAACTAACAGTGGTGTATTCAGTACAACAGTAGGTAACTCTGATTACTACGCATACTTAAAAGGTATCGAAACATACTCAAACCCTGAAGCTGTAGATATTAACATATTTGCAACACCAGGTATCAACTTTGATGACCACAATTCATTAGTAACTCAAACAATTGATATTATTGAGAATGATAGAGCGGATTCACTTTACATCATTAACTCACCAAACGTATCAACTGCTGATGAGATTACTGATTTATTGGATGGAGCTAATTTGGATAGTAACTATTCTGCAACATATTGGCCTTGGATTCAAGTTAGAGATAACGATAACTCAACTCAATTGTACTTACCACCAACAGGTGAAGTTGTAAGAAACATCGCGTTGACTGATAACGTATCTTATCCTTGGTTCGCGGTAGCAGGTTATTCAAGAGGTTTGGTTAATTCAATTAAAGCGTTTAAAAAGTTAACTCTTGACGAAAGAGATTCACTTTACAAAGCAAGAATCAACCCAATCGCAACATTCTCTGATACAGGTACTATTATCTGGGGTAACAAAACGTTACAAGTTAGAGAATCTGCACTTGATAGAATCAACGTAAGAAGATTGTTATTAAGAGCAAGAAAATTAATTTCTGCAGTTGCTGTTAGATTATTGTTTGAACAAAACGATGAACAAGTAAGACAAGAATTCTTGAGATTGGTTAACCCAATTCTTGAATCAATAAAGAAAGAAAGAGGTCTTTACGACTTCCGTGTAACAGTATCTAGTGACCCTGAGGACATCGATGCTAACACATTGAGAGGTAAGATTTACATCAAACCAACTCGTTCTCTTGAATTTATTGATGTAGAATTCATCATTACTCCAACAGGAGCATCATTTGAGAATATCTAATCTAAAAGGAGATAAAATAAAAAAGGGGTTCCGAAAGGACCCCTTTTTTTATATAGACACCATTATGGTGAAATTGAAAATGTTCCACGGGGAACCAAATTTTATAAAACTAATATTTTTATAATTTACCCAGTATTCTGGAACCAGATATACTAGTATTTATTATATATTATTAATTAATCTAGTTATTATTCTGGTGTATTCTATTGTTATACTGGAGCCTAGAGAAAAAATAAAGAAAAAAAATGAGAAAATCAAGCTTCTCACAATAAATAAACGAAAAAAAACTATTTTCCAAATAGCACATATTTATAGGAAAGTAATAATTTAAAACTTAACAAATAGACAATGGCAGATTTATTAATGAAAATGCCGGTTCCTTACGAACCGAAAAGACAGAACCGATTTATCCTAAGATTCCCATCTTCATTGGGTATCAACGAATGGTACGTAACATCGGCTTCAAGACCTAAAGCAACTATCGCTGAAACAGAAATTCCTTTTTTGAATACTTCAACATATGTTGCAGGTAGATTTAAGTGGGAATCAATTTCAGTTAAATTTAAAGACCCGATTGGTCCTTCAGCTGCACAAGCATTAATGGAGTGGTTCCGTTTACACGCAGAATCTGTAACAGGTCGTATGGGATATGCAGCTGGATATAAAAAAGATATTGAACTTGAAATGTTAGACCCAACAGGTGTTGTGGTTGAAAAATGGATTCTTCAAGGTACATTCTTATCAGGTTTGGATTTTGGTACATTGGATTATAGCCAAGATGCGTTAGCTGATATCAGTGCAACATTGAGAATGGATAGATGTATCCTTGTATACTAATATTTTAATAAACATAAAATCTGTCTTAAAGGTCCTCAAAAGGGACCTTTATTTTTTTCATATAAACTTTACTTTTTTATACTTATAGTATAAATTTATGGTATGGAAGAATTTAAAGTTGACCCCACGATTGCGTACGACGTTGTTGAGTTACCTAGTAGAGGTATTCACTATTCAACAAAGAAAAAATCATTAAGAATTGCATATCTAACTGCATCTGATGAAAATATTTTAGCATCACCAAATTTAGTACAATCTAATGGTGTTGTTAATGAACTACTAAAAAGAAAAGTTTTAGATAAAGACATCTCAACTGATGATTTAGTTGAAGAAGATAGACAAGCGATTCTTTTGTTTTTAAGAAACACAGCTTTTGGTTCTGATTATAAGATGTTAGTAACCGACCCTAAAACGGGAGAAAGATTCAATCACATTGCTGATTTATCACAAGTTAAACTAAGAGACTTTAAATTAGAGGAAGATAGTAATGGTGAGTTTAAGTTTTATTTGGAAAAAAGTAAAACAGATATCACATTTAAGTTCTTAACGCAAAAACAACAAGAGGAGATTGATAAAATTAAAGATAGTTGGAATGGTTTAGGAGTTGCGCCGGTTATAACAAGACAATTAGAAATGATGATTAAGTCTGTTGGTGGAATTAAAGACCAATTACAAATTAGAAATTTTATTGAGAGAATGCCAATCAAAGATTCTCAAGATTTCCGTAAATACATTTTAGAAAATAAACCAAGTTTAGATTTAGTACAACATATTACAACCCCGTCAGGAGAGACAGTCGAAGTTGAAATCGGCTTCGGGGTGGAGTTTTTTCGCCCTTTCTACGGATTATAAGAAAGGACAATTAGACGAGATTCTATTTTTAGTTAAACGAGGGTTTTCTTACTCTGATTTAATCTCAATGCCGGTTTATGTTCGAAGATATTATATTAATTACATTCTCGAAATGGAATCTAGTAATTAATCTATTTATATAGAAAGATTTATACATAAATGGCTAATGTAACCGCAAAAGATTTAAACAATTTACTTAACAGGTACAAAGGAGACAGAAGTGGTTTCATTAAGGCTTACAGAGCCATTGATGATACCGCATCTGAATCTGATATTGGTCGATTATACGATAGCTCAAACCCCAAATCCGCAGATACTACAACCCCAACAGGTTCAGGTATGGACAATACGGGACAATTTATAGGTAACGCAATTGATGCCGCAAGTTTAAAAAACTCACAACAAACTGCGGGTGAAAACATTGGTATAAAAGGTCTATACGAGGTTGCCATTGATAAATCTACAGGTAAGTTGAATACCTTTAGTCAAATGGTAGAAAATGTCGGTAAGGGTATCCAAAATTCGATTTATACCGTATTAGAACAACAATCATCTTTACATTCTGAAATTAATACCAAACTTGGTATGACCGGTCAACTTTCTGAAGATTTCAGAGGTGAGATTACGGACGCATATCCAAATGCGGTTAGATTAGGATATTCATTTAGTGAATTAGAACAAACAATGGTTCGACTAATTGATAACGCCGGAACATTTAGACTTGTTAATAGTGAGACTATCAATAGTATGACCGAAACAGGTAGAGTCTTTTTTAATAGATTAGATGACACCGCTGACGCTGTAAAAGCGTTTCAAGATGTTTCATTGGGTGCGAACGATGCAATGAAAGCAATTGCACAAGCCGGTAAAGGTTCATTAGAACTCGGTTTAAATTCAAAAACAACTACAGCGACTTTAGTTCAGAATATTGACAAGTTAAATCAGTATGGTTTTAAGAACGGTGTTCAAGGACTTAATAGTATGGTTCAAAAAGCACAACAATTAAAGATGGATATGCAAAGTGTTTATACACTTGCAGAAAAAGTTATGGACCCTGAAAACGCATTATCAATGGCGGCAGGTCTTCAAGCTATTGGTGGTGCAATGGGTAGTTTCAGTGACCCAATTAAAATGATGTATGATTCAACAAATAACGTTGAAGATTTACAAGACGCATTAATCGGGGCAGCAGAATCGTTAGCCACATACAATAGCGAACAAGGAAGATTTGAAGTAACAGGTGCTAACTTAAGAAAAGCACAGGCGATGGCTAAAGAGTTGGGTATTTCTTATTCAGAATTAACAAAACTTTCAGTACAAGCTGCTCAAAGGTCATCAGCAGCGGCAGATTTAATGGCTGCTGGTTTAACATTTAATAATGACGAAGATAAAGAGTTCTTAACCAATCTTGCTCAAATGAAAGATGGTAAGATGGTTATTGAGGTTCCTAAAAACTTACAAGAGGCAATGGGTGGAACAACTGTAGCGTTGGAATCACTATCAGAAAAACAAAAAGAAACATTATTAACATATAGGGAACAATTTAAGAAGATGTCAATGGAAGACATCGCAACACAACAAGTTGGGTTGGTTGAAAACATCAATAGAGATGTAAACTTTATTGCTGCGGCTGCGAGACTTCAAATGGGGAAGAGTGGTAAAGCGGTGGTGGATGCGTTAGGCTTCGACCCAATGGAAGTTGCAAAAAAATCAAGAGAAGCGAGTAAAGCGGCTGCTGAAGGAATTAATAGTTTAGGTAATGCAGTTACAAGTACGATTAATGACGTTACAAATGTGGAAGGTAGAAAAAAAGCACAAAGTCAAACTGAACCACAAAAAACTATTCCCGTCGCTGAAGCGGAAAGAAAGGCTAAAGAAGAGGCTGAAAAGGCTAAGACACAAACATCGAACAACCAATCAGGACAAAAAAATGTAAATCTTAAAGTTACTACTGATGTTAGTGGAGATGAATTTACAAGACTCATTATGAAAAATCCTGATATGGCTGGTAAGTTTTTTGATTCTTGGGATTCTTACACCTCGGTACCCCAATAAATTTTTAATATAACACCTATTTATAGGTAAAGAAAAACATAATGCCAAGCTACGTAGATTTTGATTCAACTAAAAGATTTAGGGATTACATATTAGGTAAGAATTTATCTGTTCCAAATGGTCCACAAACCTTTAATGCTGGTTCATATACCATTCAAAATCTAAGTGATGCACCTGTACCTAACTTAGGGGATGTCGAGGGTGAAAGAACAATCAGTTTAGACAATACCCAAAATTTAAACATTTTCAAACCTTTAGAGTATTTCGTTAGAGAAACTTTAGATAATATTCCAAGAAGAGCTAACTTGGCTTTATACCCATATTTTAGAGGAGGTCAAGATTATAACATTATTGGAATAATGTCAACAAGTAACTACGATACTGAATCTGAGTTATTTAAGTTTGCGGCGAATAATATTAAAAACAATCCTAATGGTCCTGTATTTGCGAGAATACAACAAAATTTATATGCCGCAACTGTTGGTAGAGTTAGATTAATTGATGCGTTACAAGGTAACACAACAACAGCAATTAATATTGTTACAGGTAGAGAACCATTAATTGAATTCAATAATAAAATAACTGTTGCAAAAACCTTATCGGGTAAAGCAATTGATTTTTTACAAACAGTATCAGGTGTTGAATTTCCTTGGAGCGAGGTTCCTGGTGATTATTTAACAAACCCAAGAAACCCTGTAAATGTTAGACCTGTTGCACAAAACGAAGCTCAGGCTATACTTCAGGATGTTACAGGTGCTATAGGTTCTTTAATTGGTATACAAAGAAGACCAAAGGCATCAAGAAAACCTTCAGACTTATTCATTGAATATATGGGTGAAGGTCAAAGACAAAGATTATATGATTTATTATCATATTCAACATACGCACCTAACTACACAACAACCGCAAGGTCCCAACAATCATCAAAAATATTTTCTTTTGTTGATAAAATAGCTTCAGGTGTTAAAAATCTTTTAGGTGTTGAAGCACCAAAAGGTAGAGCATACATTGGAGATGACAGAGGTAACGATGTCAAATTTGCAATGAATGATTTTAATGATAGACCTGTAAGAAGTAATTTTTACTTGTCATCAATGTTTGACCCAATTCAAGCAGGGTTATTCCAAAGAAAAAGAAATATTACTGAAGGAGGACCGATTGGTGGTAAACTAACTTGGATTAGTCAAAAATCAACTAACAAGATTGGTCAACACAACAAAGAATTTGCATCAGAACAATCACAATACATCGGAACGTTATCAACGAACTTTAGATTTAGAGACGATTCAATATTAGGAGTAACACAAGATTTACTTAACACATTACCATTTAATGGTATAGAACAAAGGTCTCACGTTGCTAACGTAATTGACCAAACAAGTAGAGTTTTTAGAGATGGTAACAATGTTATGTCTAGAGGTTCTAATGTGAAGTACGTTAATATGTACTCAGGTGAAGAAAGTGGTGTTGAATATTGTAGAGTATGGACTAAAGATAGGTCACACTTGAATTATTCTGACACGATGAAAAGAACTGGTCTTATTAGAAAGTACGATTCATCTGTAATGTCTACACCTTACAATTTAAACATATATCCGAATTCAGATGGTAAATCATCATTTGATGGGTCAACAAATATAGTAAAAGGTAACGGTGGATTCTATGCTAAGAAGTATATGTTCTCTATTGAGAACTTGGCTTGGAAAACATCTAATATACCAGGATTCACATACAACGATTTACCTTATTGTGAAAGAGGTAATAATGGAGGACGTGTTATGTGGTTTCCTCCATATGATTTAAAAGTTAGTGAACAAAATAGTGCTAGATGGGAGGAGAACACATTTCTTGGTAGACCCGAACCAATTTTCACATATCAAAATACAACAAGAAACGGTAGTGTGTCTTTTAAAATTGTAGTTGACCACCCAAGTATTTTAAACTTATTGGTTAGAGAACATTTTAAAGGTATGTCAGACGAGCAGGCCGACAACTATATTAATGCGTTCTTTGCGGGATGTGAAGATTTAGATTTCTATTCTTTAATTAGAAAATACACAACATTAGACCAAAGTGACATTGAAAATATTCAAAGGTATCTTTCATTTTCAAACGACCCAAAAATTATTGAAAAAGTAAGAACAATAATTGACCCTGTTAAAGATTTAAATGTCCCTGATGTCCCTGGCTCTACACCAACTAAAAGTGATAGTTCAGAAAATAATGCTGCGGGTGGTCCTGTAAATAAAAAGTTTACTCTTTATTTTAAAAATGACTACCCTAAAAAAGATTCGGGGGATTTACAAGGTAAAAGATTCAAAGAAGAATATGAACTTTATCAAAGAAGTGCGTTTTTGGAAGAATTAGAACAAGGATTATTAACTGGTGATGATGCGTTATTTAACCCTAACCACGCTTGGGGACCTAAAAGTCAAAACGATTATAAAATTCTTTATAATGAAGAAACCAAGGTAAGACCATCTGATGCTAAAATTGCGGAACTAACAGGTAAAACCGTTAGTGAAATAAACAAGGCGTTCGATACATTAACATCAACGTATAACGAATACACTAAATTATTGACGGATGTTAAGGGTTTATTGAAAGATAAAAAAATCCAAGAAATTAAATTATCACTTCAATCAACAACATCATTTGTTGCTGATGACACATATAATTTAAAACTTTCATATAGAAGAAGTTCAAGTATTATAAAAGACATACTTGAAAATATAAAAGGAGAAGGTGCAAAATATGATACCTCAAGTGTAAAGTGGGGTAAAACACCAAACGAAAAAGATAAGGAAATTGTAGATGAAATCCCTGCAATCAAATTTAGAGATTTGGGTTATGATTATGACGGAGAATTAAAATTTAATTTTGTTTCAAATAAAGGTGAACAATTTAAAACGACAATTTCTGGTGACAAAAACATTGATTGTCACAACCAAGAAATTAAAAGTAATAAAGATTTAAAAAGAACCGCACCTATTACATTTTATTGTAGAGAAACAACTGTAGGTATTTCATATAAAACAAAACCTGCAGACAACCCTGCACCCGTACCAACTCCACCACCAGTACCAACTCCACCACCTAATGTACCGACAGTAAACGTAATTCCTGTTCAAGAACAAGGTAAGAGAGAAAAACCACCACTTGACGAATTAAAGAGAATTATAATGAAGACTTTGGGTGAGTGCTATTACTTCAAGCAATTAGAAGAAACATCACCTGTTGCATTTAGTTCATTAAAAGAAAAGTTAAAGTATTTTCATCCGGCGTTCCATTCAACAACACCTGAAGGATTGAATGCACGTTTAACTTTTTTACAACAATGTATTAGACCAGGAGATACAATACCAATTAAAGGTATTAATGATGAAACAGATTTACCGGCTAGAAATACAACATTCGGACCACCACCAATTTGTGTTATGAGAGTTGGTGATTTTTACCATTCTAAAGTTATTATCAGAGACGTTAACATACAATTTGATAATTCACCTTGGGATTTAAACCCTGAAGGTATTGGTATACAACCAATGATTGCCGACGTAACACTACAAGTTAGTTTCATCGGTGGTCACGGAATGGAAAGACCAGTCGAAAGATTACAGAACGCATTATCTTCAAACTTCTATGCGAATACTGAAGTATATGATTATAGAGCAACCGCAACAGAAGACAGAACTAAGTTTAATAAACAAGAACTTGAAAAATTGTCAGGACTTAAAACCCCTGTACCAACCAATTTAGTCCCAACACCTAATCCTGAAAGTCCAAATAACGTTTCGAGAGGACAATATCTTGGTGATTTATCAGGTAAGGTATTGAACTATGATAAGTTAATAAAAAATGTTTATGGTGGAACAACAAATTATTACACCTCATATATTCAAGCTATAAGTAATATCACAAAAAAATACGGAAGTAAAATCGCTAGTACATTTTTCTCACCTGTTTATAGGGAGGTAAAAGATTTTACAATTAAAAAGGTTGACAATAGTAATAATGTTACTGATTTAAATGTGCAATTATTTGGACAACAAAAAAGTGTTAACAAATATACGAGTTATATATTAACAGCATTTAGAGTTAAAATGGGTAATAAATTATCGGCAACAAATATTACTACAATGTTTGGTCTAAATGACGTTTTAAATAAACCATTAACAGATTATACTGAAACTTATTTAAAACCAATAGTTGCGGATGAATTAACTAAAATATTAAAAGAGGCTGCCGATGATAAAACGGCGATTGAACTTGAAACTAAAAGAAATGATTTAATTGCGAATTTAGACAAACTTAATTTTGTTATAGATACAACCCACGACGGTAAAGTCTCAGATAGTAATGTTTTTTCAGGAGCAACATTTGATTATGCGTCTTCAACAGGATTCACTAAAAATAAAATCTACAGTAGTTATTCAAATTGTGTAGAATTTATTGAGAAAAATGAACCAAAAATGTTAGTAGATGTTGATACTACATTAACATTTGATAGAGAAATGACAATATCCGACGATAATTTTAAAGAGTTCGTTAGTTTATTACTGTATAGTAAAAAACAAGTTCTTTTAGATACACTAACCAAAAAAGATTCCGTAAATTTTAATGATGGGGTAATTAAGACTATTGATAAAAAATTAACCAAATTTTTTGTAGAACCAAAAGCAATTAACGTTAAAGTTGGAAAATATCCTGAACCTAAAAATACTAACAAAGTAGAGTTTCAAGTTGTAAATGAGGACTTTGTAATTACAGGTGAAACTAAAACCAACTTAATAAAACTACATTCTGCAGATGTTAGGTTAGGAGATAAATTAAACTACTATAAAAAGAAAAAATGAGTAATCAATATTTTGATAGGTACCAATATTTTATAGATGACGGTAGTTTTAAAATAATACCAGGCATTGAAATACCAATTAAGTCTACTGACAAGTATTTTCAATATAAAAAAGGTAAGGATAGACTTGATAAAGCGTCACAGGAATATTACGGAACACCATATTTTGGTTGGTTAATTATGTTAGCTAACCCAATGGCTGGTAGTGTTGAATTTGAAATTCAAGATAATTTTATTATTAGGGTTCCATTTCCATTAGTAACGACTTTACAAGACTATAAAAGAGGGGTAGAATTGTATAAGTTATATTATGGCGAGTAAAAAAGGAAACACAAACGATATATTAGTTAAGGTCGACCAAAACAATTTAATGTACATCGACCCTAATAGCGTTGTGTCCGATGGTCAAGTTTTATCAAGAGAAAGTAAACCTGAAGAACTTGTAATGTATGTTAACCTCGAGGCTGACCTAATACCAAGAACAACTTTGGTTACAGGTAACGAGGCTAGTACGTTAACATCAATTGCGAAGGGTACTTTCAACTTAATGAGAAATGCGGAAGGAAGAGACTTTGATTCAAAGTGGACTGACGTATATACTGAATATGACCAAAAAACAAAAAAAGATAAGGACGGAAATAAAATACCAACAGGTGAATTTTATCAATTTGATAGTACTGCTCAAAGTTTTGGTATTGAAAGTATTAACGTACAAATACAAGGAGTCAATGTTATACCACAAGTCAATATTAAATTTGTTGATGTTAGAGGTAAGACACTTTTTGAGTCTCCTGAAAATTCACCATACAAAGCGTTTTTCCATTTACCTTGGCCAATTTTTTATTTAACCATAAAAGGTTATTATGGAAAAGCGATAAGATATAGACTTCACTTAGTTAAGTTCAATTCACGATTCAATTCGACAAATGGTAACTTTGAAATAGAAACAACATTTGTTGGCTCAACATATGCATATCTAAATGATATTCCGTTGGATGGTATTATGGAAGCCCCATATATGTACCCAATTGAAAGTATTAGAGACGGTAAATTTAATGAGAAAACGAAAAAATATGATAAGGTAGTTAGAAAAACAAGTAGAGGTTTAACAGTTTTAAAATCTGTTTATGCTGAGTATAGACAAAAAGGACTACTACCAAAAACCTTCCCTGATAAAACATTAAGGGAAGTTATTAAAATTGCACAAAGATTAGAAAGTATTTTGGAAGAAGAAATATTTTCAAAAACTGCAGACCCAAAAGTATTAAATGGTATTCGTGATTTTGATAACGTTTTAAAAAACTTTGAAAAGGCTCTATTATCTTGGAAATCAAGAAACTTAAGTGCTGAATTTTTTAGAAAAGAACCAAACGAAGAAATAGAGTGGAATGTATTATTAGAGAAAAGTAAACCAGCAACCTCGTTAGCTATGCTTACAGGCTCAACACCTGGTACGTTAGAATTATTAATCAAAACCAACGTACAGGCGATGGACAATAACCAAGCATTTGGTAAGAATAGAGATGTTAAATTATTGAAAGATAAAACAATTAACACAAGAACAATCTCAGGTGATGCGTTATTGAATATTAAAAACTTTTACAAAATAGATTCCAAAATCGGTGTTGATATAAACGGAATGTTACAGACATTGTACACTATCCAAAAAGATTACATCGAAGAAAGAAACAAATTAGAACAGTTAATCGAGAAAAAAATGAACGATATCATCAAAAGAAGAGATATCGGAATTGGATTTGAACCCACGATTCGTAATGTTGTGGGTTTAATTCTTGCAAGCGCCGACACATATATTAGATTATTAAAAGACACACATTATAAAGCGTTCCAAGTTGCGGAACAAAGAAAAGATATTCTTAATTCAGTATCAACAGATAGTGTTGGTGAATCGATATATCCTTGGCCTGAAGTTAAAAAACCTGCAACGGGTAAAAAACAAAATGTTTTAGTTTACCCCGGTTCTTTTGAAATGTCAAAAAAACTACAGAGTTATGATAAGAAATTGTGGCCTGAAGTTGATTTTGTAGAAAACTATCACGCGGTATCTACCAAAAAAGTTGAGAGTAATGACTCAAACGAAAATGGTCCTGATTTAATTGACTATATAACAAACAACGATTCTGAATCATTACAAAGAAGAGATATCAGTATGTTAACACATTTAAACAATGCGATTCCATACGAAGATAAATCAATTGCTTCTATACTATATGAAATATGGGAAAGAGCAACATATATTACAACTATAGATTCATTTAGTAACAATACAATACAAGAATTGGCATTGTTAGAATTTGATAATCTTAAAAATAGAATTGCTGAAGATTTTGATATTATTGAAATTTTAAAAACATCGGTTAAAAATCCTGAAGATTTAAAGAAATATATGTTAGGTTTTTCAGCCTATGAAAGATATCCATATTACGAAGACCAACTCCCAACCATACCGTATATTAGGGAGTCTTTGGAAGCGGATTTTAAAGTTGAAAAATACGTACCTAAAAATAAATCGTTGGATAACAATAGATATTATCCAAATTTAGCTCAAAACTTAATCAACTATGTTGGAGAGGAATATAGAGTAAACATATACCCTTTTAATTCAACTGAATATAGTTACAGTTTATTATCGTCAGGATTCACTAAAAACCAAATACACCTTAAAGGTATGGTTAGGTTAAATACTGTTGAAGATTTTATTTCTTCATCAATTGAACCTGAAATGTGGGTATGGTCTGACCCTGTGGAATATGTTGTTGATGTATCAGGAAGTACATCAAGAAACACTAAAACAGGTAGAAACTTATTTAATAATTATATCTTTTTTGATACAGTAGATTATCAAAACGCACCTACCACGGATTATAGGATGATGATTAATACTCCGTATTTTCATAAACAACTATACAATGATTATCAAAATAGAACATCAAAAGGAAGATATGCAGGTTCTGCTTACTTACTCTTAAATCAATTAAACTTTAAAGACTTAGCACATCCATTAAAAGATAATTTAAACATTGGATTACAAGCGGTTATAAACACAAATGATGAAGGAGTTTTAATGTCTTCAATGTTTAGAGAGATTGGAGCTACTCATTATGTACCATATCATTTAATATTGAAGTGGGGGGCGTTATATCATAGATATAAAAAACACATATTAGAAGGTGTTGATATTTTATCAGGTATAACTGAACCAATCGATACTAATTTGTTTTATGATTTTAATCAAAATAGAACATATGCGGTACCTTTCACGGGAAGTACATCGGGAAACACTGCTAGTTTTAATGTTATTAGAGGAGTAAACCCAAAAGACTTTGGTTTTTATCCATACTATCATTCTATATTCCATCAAATAGTTAATGATTATACTTTCTATAATCCATTTATTGCAACGGGTAATACGATGTATACTGAAATGGTCAATAAAGGTGTCGTAAAACCCATTTACAAAATTGGTAGTGATGGTGCTTGGAATTGGAGTGTTATGGTTGATAACTCAAAATACGATTCGAAAGACCAAAGATATACATTATTACCAGGTTCAGGACACGTTTATTCAAATCTAACAGGTTTTAGTAGAAACGAACAAGATAATTTTAAAACCTATTGGTCAAGCTATGACCAAATTTTTATGGGTAATCAATCACCACTTTATAGTGGAGAAACTTTTAACCCACCAAGTCAATATATGGTAAAGAATAATTCGTTACCATCTATTTCAGCGAACAATAGAAAAATTGTTGATTTAATTGCAACATTCAAACCTGAAATATTAGATGTCTTTGAAGATATGTTCATTGAGTTTGCATCAGACACATTAAACGAAGAAGTACCTCAGTCAAAATATAAATTCAAGTATAACACATTTAAAAAAATACTTAAAGAATTAGTTTCAATACCAAAGTATTCAACGGACAATATTGACAATGCTCCTGGTATGAATGAATTTATGCTGAATGCTTATTGGAGACAAAAAGAAAAACTCTATCAAATAACCAATGATATATTAAGTAACGATAATTTGGTTAAGTTAAGTTTATCAAACCCTAAAGAAATTAATGCACACGTATTGGGAGGATTTGCTCAGGCGAATGTAGAAAGATTCTCAACAGGAATTGCATTTGATTCAGGACAAATCGACACTGAAACACAGAACTATATTAAACTATATCTTGGAGAAGATATGGATAACTATTATGAAGATTTCTTTAGGTATAATAACGTTGAACTTAACGAAGAAAATATTAAAAGATTTAGATTCCTAATTTATATCTATGCAGGTTTTAGAAAGGTGGGATATGGAATTAGTAAGGCAACTTTTGTTAACTACTTAAGAAACAACATCATATTAAAAGATAGTGACACATTTTCTAAAGTTGGGGGACAATCAAATAGACTTGCGTTATTCTTAAAAGTATTAATAGGTAGATTCAGTACTCTGAAAGCCGACAATGTTGAACAAAGGTTAAAGATAGATAGAGGATATAATGACGATATAATTAAATTAGAATTATATAATTTCTTTAAATCATTTAATGATAAGTGGATTGCTGGTAACTCTATCGGTCAAAGAAACTTATTGGAGGAGTTTTTATTTTTAGATAAAGCAAACGTAGACATTGGTGATTCAGTTTATATTGATATTAAAAAATTAATAGAAATTGGTGACCAAAGAAATTCTAAAAAACAAAACCTATACGGTACAATTTCAAATCTTATCTCAAGAACGGGATTTGATATGAGAGCGATGCCGGCTTATATCAATTTCTATGGAACGAATTATAATAACAAATCAAAGATAACACCATCAAAAACGGTTGCTAAAAATATATTTGGAACATTCTTGGAAGTGGATTACCAAGATTCGTCACCTAAAATCATCTTACAATACACAGGACCAACTTCCAAGTATTTGGAAATGAGTGAGGTAAACAAAAAGATGATGTTTAAGGATGATAGTTTTAATATCCAACAACCAAACAACAATCCCGTATTAATTGCACCTGAGGTGTTTAATACTATAGATTTCTTTAAATCTAATAAAGCGGTTGCATTTGAGGTTAGTTTCGGTGACCAAAATCAAAGTATTTTTAAGGGTCTTGAATTAAATCAATCATCGGTTAAAAACACTTCGGAATCATTTGCGGTGTTAGAAAGATTGGGAGCTAGTGAAACAGGTTCAAGTACCGCACAAATTGATATTGGATTATTTGACATTTATAGGTCACAATCATATACTTGCGATGTTACAATGATGGGTAACGTTATGATTCAACCTACGATGTATTTCTATCTTAAGAATATACCATTGTTTAGAGGTACCTATTGGATTCAAGAAGTAAACCATAGTATTTCAAATAATAACATTCAAACAACATTCAAAGGTACGAGAATACCAATTACATCATTACCTGACCCTAAAGATTCATTTATGGCGAGTTATCGTGCGTTGTTTGATAAGATGGTATCTAAGGCGGTTGCAAAAGTTAAGGATGAAAATCAGAAACTTGCAAATAAAACAAATAACGAAAAGGTGGTACAAGACAATAAGGGTAACACATATGTTTATGACCCGGGTACTAAATCTATCAGTGGTGAGAAAATCATTGAAAATGCATCATCAACACCTTATGGTATATCGTACAATGGATTTAAAAATGAGAAATACGTTCAGTTAGTTAAGTTTAACGATGAAGAGTGGTTAAGAGCTAACGTTACAATAATGGGAGGTAAAAACTATCCTATTAATAACGACATAGATATGGGATTTGTGAGTAGATATGAATTTATGTCAGGAACCACTAAAACAAGTAGTGTTGTTAAGTGGTCAGAACTTAGTCCTAATTCAGATAAAGATAAATTCTACTCAACTAAATTCTTGTTTGATAATACAGTAACCCCTAATAATATTTTAGAAGGTAGTCCAAAAACTGAATTCTTTAATCCTGACCCTAAAGTGAATAAAAAGGTTACATTGGGGTATAGTTATGATTATACAACAAGAAGATTTATCGGTCCGGTTAATACAGGACCTGCGGCCGGAATACCATATGGTATAGGAATGTCCAAAGCATTAATGGACGAACTCGGATTATTTGAGGGAGATGTTGTTTATTTCCGATTAATAAAATAAAATTTAAAAATTTCTTGATATTTATATAAAAAGATATGGAAAATTCAAAAATAAAAAACTCGGTGGACCAATTCTTAAATCCAAAAACTGTCAAGGGAACATCTCAAGATGGTATGGAAAGAGAAGAGTGTGATTTAGTGACTGGTGAGTGCTACATCATAAGGTCAAAAGACGGTATCGTTGAAAGAATCAATAAAAAATATATTACCGAAGACGGTAGACAATTATTACAAGACTAATATTATGTTAGAACAAAAATTAATGGAAGAGTTAAATCGTCACAGAGCGATTAACAAATACACACAGACAATGATTTTGGAACAAGATATGGGTGCGGACGCTGCAGTTCCTGCAATTCCACCTGCTGACCCATTAGCAGCTGCACCTCCTGTTGAAGGAGCACCGGCTGACCCATTATCAGCACCACCTGTTGAAGGAGCACCTGTAGATGCTGCTGCACCGCCTGTTGAAGGAGCACCTGTAGATGCTGCGGGAGGTACCGAAGAGATTGATATTACTGATTTAGTTAATATGACTAAAAATATCAAAAACCAATTAGACAGTTCAAAAGATAATAACAACGACGTTATCCAAAAAATGGATGGTGTATTCAGTAAGTTATCTGATTTAGAACAGAAATTGGCTCAAATGGATTCTGTTATGGCTAAAATTGATGAATTAGGTAATCGAATTGAACAAGTTAAACCAAAAACTCCACAAGAGAAATTGGAAATGCGTTCATTAGATTCATATCCATTTAATCAACACCCACAAGACTTTTTTAGTCAAAAACAAGAAGAAATGAGACAAACAGGTAAAAATGAATATGTTTTAACTAAGGATGAAGTTGAAAGTTATGGTAAAGAACAAATAATGAAATCATTCAACCCAGACCAAGACGATAATGAACCTCAGTACTAACGTTCAATTTTTATTAGAAGCACAGATACAATTTAAAATATTACATTGGCAAACCAAAGGATATTCTAGACATATTGCATTTGGTGACATATATTCATCTATGGATGAAAAGATAGATTTATTTGTCGAAGTTGCAATGGGTAAGTATGGTAGATTCACATTAAGTGAAAATGAAAGAACACTTAATTTACAGAATTTGTCAGAATTAGATTTAACTGTATTTTTAAAAACTTTGAAATCTAACATCATTGGAATTGCAAATGGTTTGTCACAAGAAAAAGACACAGATTTATTAAACATAAAAGACGAGATTTTGGCGGACGTAAACAAATTATCGTATCTCTTGACGTTGGAATAAAATTTCCTGAAAATTTTTAAAGCCGGGTTTGACAATCCGGCTTTTTTTGTTTATACTTTAAGTATAGATAAATTATTATTTAATTTAAAACCCAATTATTATGTCAGTATTAGATTCGGTACTTGCTCAGTATGAGAAGACCAAAAACGCCGCAAGCGGCAGTGCAAACAAAGTATCCCAAGAGGATAGAATGAAGAAGTATTTCACAACAATCTTACCAAAAGGTGTAAGAAGTGTGGAAAAACGTATTCGTATTTTACCACCCGCAGATGGTGGAACCCCATTTGTACCTGTTAAATTTCACGAAATTCAGGTTGATGGACAATGGACTAAATTATATGACCCAGCACAAGAGGGTAAGCGTTCACCATTAAATGAAGTTTATGAAAGTTTAATGATGACAGGTGTACAAGAAGACAGAGACTTAGCAAGAAGCTATCGTTCTCGTGGTTTCTACATCGTTAAAGTTATCGACCGTGATAACGAACAAGACGGACCAAAATTTTGGAGATTTAAACATAACACAAAGGCTGATGGGGTATTGGATAAAATCCACCCAATTTTCAGAACTAAAGGTGATGTTACAGATGTCGAAAAAGGTCGTGACTTAATTCTTACATTATCACTAACTAAAGCTGGTAATGGTAAAGAATACACAACAATCAGTTCAGTAATCCCTGATGACCCATCTCCACTACACACAGACTCATCAATTGCTCAACAATGGACAAACGACGAGTTAACTTGGGCAGATGTTTATTCTAAAAAAGGTGAAGATTATCTTGAAATGGTAGCAAGAGGAGAAGTTCCACGTTGGGATAGTGAAGCAAAGAAATTCGTTTCAAACTCAACAGGTGAAGCAACTATCGGAACATCTACCTCATCCGCAGCACCGTCAGTAACTTATACTGACCCACAAGATGAGGAAGAATCAAACGACGATTTACCGTTCTAAATAATTTAAGGGGTGGTGAAATATCCACCCCACTTTTAAAAAACAAAACAATGGCAGGTATTAAAAAAACAGATTTTTCGGCAATCAAGAAGAAATTCTCGAAAGAAGCCGAATACAAACCAGACCGTTTCTTCGATTTGGGCGATGCCTTCTTGGAAGCAACAGGTTTACCGGGTCCTGCAATGGGTCACATCAATATGTTATTAGGACATAGTGATACTGGTAAAACAACCGCATTAGTAAAGACTGCGGTCGACGCTCAAAAGAAAGGAATCATTCCTGTGTTCATTATTACTGAACAGAAATGGAGTTGGGAACACGCGGAGTTAATGGGATTTGATAAAGAAGGTGATTATCTTTTTAATAGTGATTTCGAATACATCGAACAAATTACTGAGTACATCAACGACTTATTAGATGCACAACAAAAAGGAGATATTCCACACGACTTATTATTCCTTTGGGATTCAGTAGGTTCAGTTCCTTGTAAAATGACCTTTGACGGTAAAGGTGGTAAACAACACAATGCATCAGTTTTAGCTGATAAGATTGGTATGGGAATCAACCAACGTATTGCAGGTTCAAGAAGAACAGACAAACCTTACACAAGTACATTGGTTATTGTTAACCAACCTTGGGTAGAATTACCTGATAATCCTTTTGGACAACCAAAAATCAAAGCTAAAGGTGGAGAAGCCATTTGGTTAAACTCATCATTGGTATTCTTATTTGGTAACCAAAAAGGTGCGGGTACTACTAAAATCTCTATCACTAAAGATAAGAGAAAAATCAGAATTGCAACACGTACTAAAATCTCAATCAGTAAGAACCACATCAATGGTGGTGGATATGAGGATGGTCGTATCTTGGTAACTCCACAAGGATTTATGCACGGTAAAGACGATACTGAAGAAAAACGTTCTATCGAAGAATACAAACGAGACAATAGTGAGTATATCGGTAAACAATTAGGTGTTAACGTTACAGACATCGCAGACGTACAAGTTGTAACAGAAGAAGAGTAATCTATAATAAAAATTTAAATGTCCGTTTTACTTGTTGATGGAGATAATTTACTTACGATTGGTTTCTATGGTCTCAAAAACCATTACTATAAGGGCAAACATATTGGAGGAATTTATCATTTTATCAATACTCTTAGAAGAGCGTTTGAGATATATCAATTAGATAAAATTGTAGTTTTTTGGGACGGAGAAAATTCTGCAATCCTAAGAAAACAAATATATCATCAATATAAAGAGAATAGACGAAGTAGAATAAGGACCGAAGAGGAGATTGATAATTACAATTATCAAAGAACAAGAATAAAACAATACCTTGAAGAACTTTACGTTAGACAAGGTGAGTACAAAAATTGTGAAACTGATGATTGTATTGCATACTATGTTCAAAACTCCCCTAATGAAAAAAAGATTATTTATTCTTCAGACAGAGATTTAGCACAACTTGTTAATGAACACACTCAATTATTTAATCCTTCACACGGTAAGTTATACAAACCAAAGGATACAATTGAATACGACCACGAAACAATTTTAATTGAAAATGTAAAATTAATTAAAATTTTATGTGGTGACCCTTCAGACAATATTTCAGGGATAAAGAATATGGGAATTAAAAGACTCATATCTCTTTTTCCTGAGATAAAACATTCACCCCTCACACTTTCAGAAATTAAAGAAAAAGGTAACCTATTATTTGAACAAGATAAAAATAATTGGTTGGTTAGAAACCTATTAACTGGCGTCACCAAATATGGTGTATTCGGTGAAGAATTTTTTGACATCAATGATAGGATAGTGAATTTAGATGTTCCATTTTTAGATGATGAAGCTAAATCACAGGTCACTCAATTAATAAATGAAAATTTGGACACTGAGGGGAGGTCATATAAAAACACAATGAAAATGATGATGGAGGACGGGATATTCCTCCTATTACCTAAATCAGATGATAAATGGATAGTATTTTTAAATCCATTCCTAAGATTAACCAGAAAAGAAAAAAATAAACACATTTTTAAATTAAAAAAAAATAAACAATGAACAATCAAGACGTAACAAAATTTGAATTCCTTCTAACCCTTGAAGGTAATTTCATTATCCAAAGATTCTTTAACGTAAAGGGATATAATCCACAGGCTAGAAGGTCACTAGATTTACACTACACAGTGAAAAATATTTGTGACGAAATTGCTGAAGATTTGAAAATGAAAAGTTCCGATTATATGTGTGAAAATCAAAATTATTTCTTGTCTAACGAGAATGTGGAAGATAACGAACCACAAAAAGAAGAGTACTTTTTATTGGAAGTTAAGTTAAATGACGATGTATTTATTTCAAGAATATTTCCCGCACACGTTTACCACCCAAAGGCTAGATACGCGGTTGATGTTAGACCTAAAGTTAGGAAAATTTTGTCAGAGTTAACTGATGTTTTGTCAGATTATGAACTTGAAACTACCTATTTGGGTTATGAACTTTAATAATATTTTTAATATATAAACATATACATCTAATGAGTGAAAAAAACTTTGGTCAACTTGGTCAGAATTTCCAAAAATCCTTAATTAAGGTAATAATAGAAAACAAAAAATTTGCAGTCACTATTGTCGATGTAATTGAAAGTAAGTACTTTGATGGTCCATATTTCAGATATATTATTGAAAATATTAAAGAATTGTATGGCACATATGGCGAGATGCCGTCTTATGAAACGTTAGCTCAGAAAATCTTAGTTGAGAATAACAAAGACACCACATCTTCAATCCATATGGACACCTTGAAAGGAGTCCAAGAACACGACTTAACTAATGAGTCTTGGATTATGGACACCGCAATGAATTTCTGTAAACAACAGGTATTAAAGAAAGAACTTAAGACTGTTGAGAAGATTATAGAAAATGGTGATTTCGAAGAATATAGAAAGATTGAACAGATAATTCAAAAGGCATTACAAGTAGGTGCAACATCAGACGATATCAGAGACGTGTTTGAAAACCCATCCGCGGCTTTAGAAAAAGACTCAAGAGTACCAATTCCATTGGGAATTGTGGGTATTGACAATCTATTGAAGGGGGGTCTTGGTATCGGTGAGTTAGGCGTTGTATTGGCACCTACAGGAACGGGTAAAACTACATTACTTACTAAGATTGCAAATAGTGCACACGCTGATGGTAAAAACGTACTTCAAATATTCTTTGAAGATAATGTTACTAACATCTTAAGAAAGCATTACACAATTTGGAGTGGAATCGCACCTGATGACCAAATCGAACGAAAAGAAGAAGTAATTGAGAAGGTTAAAGAAATGGAAGCTAATTCAAAAGGTAAGTTAAAACTTTTGAAGATGCCGAGTGATTCAGTTACAATTTCTGAAATCAAATCTAAAATTAGAAAATTACATTCTGAGGGATTTGTTGTCGATGTGTTACTAATTGACTATGTTGATTGTATTTCACCAGAAAGGTCTACCTTTGGTGAAGAATGGAAAGGTGAAGGTTCAATTATGAGAAGTTTAGAGGCGATGACATCGGAATTTAATATTGCCATTTGGACCGCAACACAAGGTAATAGAGACTCAATTTCGTCAGAAGTTGTAACTACAGACCAAATGGGTGGCTCAATTAAAAAAGCACAAATTGGACACGTAGTAATGTCAGTTGGTAAAACGATGGAACAAAAAGAACACAACTTAGCAACTATGACATTATTGAAATCTCGTATTGGTAGAGATGGTGTTATATTCCAAAACTGCACATTTAACAATGAAATGTTAATCATTGACACAGATAGTCAAAATACCCTACTTGGATTCGAAGAACAAAAAACACAGGAGAGAGCTAACAGAGCTGCAGAGGTGTACAAGAAGACCCAAGAAAAAAAACAAATATTAATTAATTAATCAAAAAAAACTAAAACGATGACTGAAAAGATTTTGCAAGAAAATCCTGGACGATTTGTCCTTTTTCCAATCGAACATCACGATTTATGGAAACTTTATAAACAACAAGAAGCGTGTTTTTGGACCGCTGAAGAAATCGACTTATCACAGGATATCTCAGATTGGGAAAATAAATTGAACAATGACGAACAACATTTTGTCAAACACGTATTGGCATTCTTTGCGGCGTCTGATGGGATTGTTAATGAAAACATTGCAACGAATTTTGTTAATTCTGTTCAATACACTGAGGCTAAATTCTTTTATGGTTTTCAAATTATGATGGAGAACATTCATAGTGAAACGTATTCATTGTTGATTGACACATATATTAAAGACAAAGAAGAACAGAATAAATTATTTAATGCAATTGAGACTGTCCCTGCTATTCAAAAGAAAGCAAAGTGGGCTATGAACTATATTGACAACGGTACATTCGTTGAAAGATTAATTGCATTTGCGGCTGTTGAAGGTATTTTCTTCTCAGGTTCATTCTGTTCATTATTTTGGTTAAAGAAGAGAGGTTTAATGCCAGGTCTTACCTTTTCAAACGAATTAATTTCTCGTGATGAGGGTATGCACTGTGATTATGCTTGTCATCTTTACAATAACCATATTGAAAATAAATTATCTGAAAAAAAGATTAAAGATATTATCTGTGGGGCATTAGAAATTGAAAAAGAATTTATCCTTGAAGCATTGCCAGTTCGTTTAATTGGTATGAATTCTGATTTGATGGCTCAATACCTTGAGTTCGTAACGGATAGATTGTTAGTTGCTTTAGGATGTTCTAAGGTTTACAATACCACAAATCCTTTTGATTTTATGGAGAACATTGCAATCCAAGGAAAAACAAATTTCTTTGAGAAAAGAGTTGCTGAATATCAAAAAGCAGGGGTACATAATAAATCAGACGAAGAACTTGATAGTGCGTTTTCTGATATGGATTTTTAAAATTAAAAGTTTTTATATAAAATGAAAGTTAAAAAGAGGAACGGTGAATTAGAAGAAATGAGATATGACAAAATCACTAAACGTATTAGTGCTTTATGTCACGATTTAAATATGGAATACGTTGACCCAACATATATTACTTTAAAGGTAAC